AGTCGATTGTACCTGTAAGAATTTCTTTCTTATCAACATACAACCCAGCTATCTGTCCTCTCCTGGTCTCCGCAGCTACGGCAGCGTTCCAATTACCTGAAGCAGACGCTTGATCCCTAATACGAGCTAATGTAGATAACGATCTTTCTTGTGTGCACCGATACCTATCAACATTTGCTCTAATCTCTGAATCAATAGCTTTTGCAACGACAGGGTACAACTCAGGGTTCTGCAACCTGGATGCCAGCTCAGTAGCACTCTTTTTGCTATATCCAGCTTCTATTGCACACTGCGATGCAGACTTCAAACCCTCTGAATGAACAAGTAAAAGAATAAACTTTCTTTGTTTTTGTGTTATCTTTGGGTGAAACAACGCTTCTGACAATGGTTCAGGTATGAATATATCTTTATTTTCTTCTTCCATAATGCACCTTTACAATAGATGTTTTCTTCAAATTAATTTTATATTACTAAATATTTCCTAGAAATGCGAGTTTTTTTCGTAAAATATAAATATCTTGTAACTTGTAAATAGTTGTAAGTTACAAGAAGTTACAAAAAAAGGTAAGTATTCTGCTACTTGTAACCTTGTTACCTTGTAACTTGTACTTTACTAAAAAAATAATTTAAAAAATAAAATGGTAGAAACATCTATAGAGAACGACGTTTATGCAAACATTTTTGGGTCTTGACTAACTACTCTTAATGCTTTTTCCAAAGCTTCACGTCCATCAGTCATTATAATCTCCCATTCGGCTGCAGTATATGCTCTATCGTGTTTAGGGTTGTAAAATTTTACGTTGACATCACCGCAATGGCGACACTTATAAACTTTTCTTACTGGGCTTTCTGGTAGTCGTGTGTACATACCTTTTTATCCTTTGTAACGGAAATAAAACCACATTCTCGGGTAAATTTTCTTTGAAGTATATTGAATCCATGACTTTCATAGACTCTAGTCTTTCATATTGACTCGTGGTCCGTGATGCGAGGATCGCGTCCAGTAAGTCTCTCTGCTTTAATATCTCTTGGTCACTCATGTTTCCCCTTTAATTAGCCCCCACCAGGCGATACCTGTGCAGGGGCATGCTTGTATGAAACATGGCAATTATAATCGAAAATGGGATATAATGCAACTAAAAGGGCGGTTCACCCTTAAACTTTACAACGGGATTACTCTCCCGAAATCGTGTAGTTTTTGAATGATTCGGGGTCCAAGGGCGGTCCATAGTACACCGCGAGGGAATCTTCAGCGCCCTCTGTCCAGGTTTGGTGGTAATACTTAGTTTCATCGATTTCCCCTTGTGAGTGACAAACCGTACACTGCTCAATGGATTGTTCTGCTTCGAATGATAATTTGACATACCCATTCCCCTTACAATGACTGCATATGATCATAACGCCTCCATAAAATTTTTCTAATGCGCTCCCATCTTACACGAGCGGCAACCTCTTTCCAAGTCTTTGCTTCGCGGGGCGCGGTCTTTGATATCTTAACATACTCCCTCAGTAACCGAGTTCTAAGAGAATCTTTCTTAGCCATGATTCTTCCTTTCTCATTTCCATGTACATCCAAATACAATACTCTTTACTGTATACTCTATTCTTTGTGCAATCATTTACATACATCCTGAAGGGTGAGTGCAGAACCACGATCCATACACACACCACCACAGTCAAACAAATTAAGCCAAGCCTAATGAGACGCACTCTTATGCGGACCCTTCAGGTTTAGCCATCGCTAAGAATTGTTCGTCAACATTTTCTCTACCTAATTCCCACTGTATACGTGACCAGATAAAAAGTTCTTCTTGACCCCACTTCTTTGCCCACTCTTCAGCAGACATATACTCAGCGTCCTCTTCCATCTCCATGAGCAATGCTTTTACTTTACCCATCTTTGCTCTCCTGTTCTTGTTTATATTTATTAACAAGAAACTCTATCGTTCGACTAACAGATCGCATCTCAGCATCAGCTAACTCATGCAGCATCTTCCAAGTTTTAATCGAGATAGTCACTGATTTAAATTTACTCAAGTCCATAAGTTCCTTTCTTTTAAGTTATTATATAAGCATATAACAGATTAAGTCAACCATTCTTTAAAATCTTCGCCTAAAACTTTACTTGCGATGTTGATTTTATTACGAAGAGCCTTTACTATGCGCTCGTCCACTGTCTTCTCAGCAATCAGATCTATATAGGTCACATTACTTTTCTGACCGATCCGGTGTGCACGATCCTCTGACTGTATTCTCTTCTCCAAGTCATAATTATTCGAATAATAAACCACTGTACTGGCCGCCGTCAGGGTCAATCCATACCCGGCTGTCTGTTGATTACCAACAAAGTAACGAAGGGGTGACTTAGAATCTTGAAACCGTTGAACAATATCCTGTCGCTCTCCATCAGGGGTATCCCCGTAGTACGTAGCCACGGTATCAGGGCCATACTTCTTAGCAATATTATTATAGATAGTGCGTATGTCTTGACGATAGTTAGCCCAGATGATAACCTTCCCGTCCACTTCTTCTAAGATATCCATTAACTCGGTGATACGATTGTTTTTAAATATCTTTGTCTCTCCATCTTCCATGATCAGATGACCACAACTAATCTGATGAAGTCTTAACAACTGTGTCATTACTGTGCTAGCGGTTAACACACTACCATCTTCAAACAAAGTAAGAGCATAGTCTTTCATTTCTTTATAAGCTTTCTTTTGTTCAGCGGTTAGATCTACTTGTCTCTTCGTATAAATCTTTTCAGGTAAGTCCAAGCAGTCCTCCTTCAATACTCTGTATGAATAAGGATCTAGTAAACCAGATAACTCTCCTAAGTTTTTATACCCTACTACTTTATTGAATACGTGTGTGCCTACATTCGTTCTTACTTGAACAGTATATCTATTCTTAAAACTATAGTAAGAAGCGTGGCCCAAGATAGCAGGATCAAGAAACTCACACTGAGAAAACAAATCAATGGGATCTCTTGTAACAGGAGAGCCAGTCAAGATACGTCTGTACTTGGCAAGCGTGCTTAACTTGAGTGCGTTCTTAGTCCTGATTGCTTTCGGATTTTTTATTGTGGTACTCTCATCAATAACAATCATTCCTCGGTGACCATTAAGAAAGCGTTCCGCGAACCGTGCTCCCTTCGTCGTATGCAAGGCTTCTATATTCATTAAAAAAATATCGAGCGTCAGATCTTTTGGATCTTTAATAATACTCTCCAACATTTCTTTCTCTACCTTATTAGGGGTAGGTGTCCAGGCAACCGTAAAGTCTTCAATGTGATTTGGTAAGTGCGTTGGTATTTCCTGGCGCTGCCAGTTACGATACACTCCTTTTGGTGCAAGTATTAACACACCATTTATATGGCCGTGATCATACAGCATAGACATATTATCGATGAGTACTTTTGATTTTCCTGTACCCATTTCCATAAAATAGGCATAGTTTTCTTTATCCCATGACTTTTCAAGGGCAGTAATTTGATGTGCATAAGGCACAGTTTTAAACGGATAGTTCATAATTTCTCCTTAATCTTTCTAGGTTAAACATATAACACTTGCATTTTAAAAATCAATACGTATATGTAGAAGGAGAAAGTTATGACAGTATATGTAGTACAAGAAAAAACTGGGGTGGATATCACTGATGCTTTACGCTTTGGAGAATTTGAAAATTTATTACCACGTAAAGATCAATTGATGATCAGCTCACAACCTGTAGTGCATGCGCTAAAGAAAAAGTTAAAAGATTTTTCTGATGATGATTACATATTGTGTCTTGGCGATCCATCTATTATAGCAACTGTTGCAGTTGTTGCAGCAAGTATGAATCGTAATAGATTTAAAATGCTAAAGTGGGATAGACATTTAAAAAAATATTATCCTGTTGAAGTAGATACTAATTAAATGGAGAAAGTTATATGTCATTATTTGAAGAATCAAAGAAAGCTATTCAAGAACTAGAAGGCTCTGGTGATGATAGGCTTAAAGCTGTTGGTACTTTTTGTGATCAGTTAGAAACTGTTCGTAAAAAAATTTCTGATAGAAA